CGTCCACGCGAACGGCGTCTCGTAGTAGATGCTCGTGCCGGCCTCGTAGACCGCAGACCATTCCACGCCGCCGACGTTCGCGGAGAAGATGGGGGCCAGCCCATCGCGTCGAGTCCATCGGTCCAGGCGATAGTTCCACGCCAGCCCGACGTCGGCCGTAGAAGCGCCACTCGTCTTGAGCGCGAAGCGCACCTCGGTCTCGCTGGGGATGATGCAGGCAGACGACACGGACCTGGCCTGGCCATCGCGAGAAGCTGCGGTCATCTGGTCCATGACGCGGTCGCCAATGAAGCGATACGACAGGTCGCGCGAAAGCAGCATGAAGCCGCGCTCGCTGTGGAAGATGATGCCGAATGGGCCCTCGATGACGCTCTCGACCGTGTCGCAGCCGACGTCGGACGAGACGAGCCGTGGAGGCCGGAGACTGGAATTGTTGCCGGACGAATCGCCACCGTCGCCCTCGATCACGAAGACCTTGGAGCGCTTGAACACGACGACCTTGTCATCGAGCGCCGCGATCGCCACGGATGGCCCGCCCTCCTGCGGGATGCGTACGCGCAGCGTGTCCGACCACTCCGGGGCATAGCCCAGGACCATCGGCTTGGTGAACCAGACGTCGAGCCGGTCCTCACCGCTGAGGCCCCAAAGACGCGACTGCGTGGAGCAGATGGATAGCAGCGCTGGGGCCACCGACGCGGCGAGCTCGGTGCCCCCAAAGCTGGTGGTGTAGAGGCTGCGCGGGACGATGCCGCCCAGCAGACTGTTCGCGTCCCACGTCGCGAGGTCGACGGAGTAGGGAAGATTGGTGCCGTTCCTGGTGATCGCGGCGTAGACGAGCCCCTCGTCCGTCGCGTCCAGGTGCGGCGTGACGATGCCGAGCATGCGGAAATCGCCCTGCCCGTCCACGGGGCAACCGTAGATCTCCGCCTCGACAGTAGCGCCACGGTCCCCCAGGAGCGCGGTAGGGTTGTGGGCCGGAAACGCCAGCTTCCCCGCGTGGCCAGACGCGTCGACCAGCTCGGCGATGAGCGTCCAGTAGATCGACGAAGGCGCCGAGCGATGGATGTTGCCTCGAGCGTCCACGTACCGACGCACCACGACGAAGCCCCACTGCCTGTTGGGGTTCGGCAGCGTCCCCGGAGGGACCAAGGGACCCCACGTGACGTTGTAGTTCGTGAAGTCGATGTGCCCTTGCACGTTCGGCGGGATCGAGCCGGTGAACGGGTAAGAGTTGCCGGTGGAGGCCGAGTCGAAGCCGTCGAACTGGAGCCATTCCGGGGCCGGCAGGCTCATCTCCGAGTGGCTGTTCCCGTCGAGATCGCTGACCCCATGCCCTGCGCCGATGACGCGAAGGGACTGTGCCGACACATTACGAGCCGGCGTGGTGTTCACGGGCCAGCACTGCGCGAGATCCACGCCACGCTTGAAAGACGACGTTCCCCCGCCGAGTTGGTCTGCCTGTAGCGTGGGGTACGCCGTAACAAGATGCGGTGTCGTCCCGATCGAATCGTAGGCGATGTGCGGGCAATGCGCGGTGTTGGCGTTGAAGAGCGGAGAGCCGACGTCGGCGTTGCCAGACAGGTCGATCGCGTCCTGGCCGTAACGCCCCAGCACCTCCACCTCGGTCAGCCCAGAAAAGGCGGTGGAGTCCGTGAACGCCCGACAGAGGAACGAGGCCGGGTTGGCCTTGTACGCCACATCCGGATGCCCTGCCACGCTCGGGTCTCGATCGCCCGTGTAGTGCGCGCCCTGGAGCCCCAGCCCGAAGTAGCACGTGCCTACCGCGGCAACGAGGGGCGAGCACAGGCCGGTGATCACCACTCCTCCCATGAGTTGCGTCGTGATCACCGCAAAGGACGTGTTGAGCGTGAGGAGCTGCGTAGCGTAGCCGGACCCGAGGCCGCCAGCGCCGGACGACGACCGCATGGCGACCATGGTTCCGGTCGAGCTGAGCAGTCCGATGGCGCCCCGGTGGAAGTTGCCGGTGTAGATCCCGCTGGCGGGGTTCGTAAACGGCGAGGTCAGTGTGGCGCCGCCGCTGAGCGTGTCCGCGATGCGGTAGACGTTGCCCGCCTGATCGATGCAGACGAGCTTGGAGATCGGACCATTGTGGACGACCTGCTGCGGCGAGCCGAACGAGCCGCCGAGCGTGGTGACGCTGGTAACAGCGGGGACGACGCTGAGCTTCGCCATCTTGAGATTGCCGCCGGTGAGGTAGGCAACGACAGCAAACGATGTCTGGTCGTAGCTCGAGCAGAGGTCGTAGCTGTTCACGCTGTTGAGCGTGTCCACCGTGACGGGAGCGGTGAACGTCCACGTGCCCGCGCCGATGTCGTACGAGTACGCCTTGAGATGCCGCGTGCCCGTGGGCGCATCGATCGCCGTGACGATGAAGTAGCGCGACGAGAGCGAAGTGACGCGCAGGCTGTTGTACCCGCTGCCGAACGAGATGGGCGGCGTCAGCGGGCGCGGAACATCCTGGGAGATGTCCCAAAAGCCAGCGTATCCGGTGGGTGTCGTGGAAGCGGCGGAGAGTACCTCCCACACCACGCAAGCCACCGTCCCGCACACGGCCACGTCGGACTTGACCGCGGTCTGGTTGACCCTGACGACGGGATCGGAGACGAGCCGGCCCGGCAGCGGCGCCCCTAGGCTGGACTTCTCCCATGCGCCCGTGACGGCATTGCGTCGGAAGGTGCCGTCTGCGGAGAGGACGTGTGGGATGCCGTCCAGGTCCACCATCGCGTTGGGGCCCGTGGCCGTGGACACCAGGAAGTTGTTCGCAGCATCCACATCCTGCACGACGCCGTTGCGCTTGCCGATGACCTTGTCTCGGCTCCAGCGAGCTTCCGCGATCTCGATCCACCCGGGCGGATCGGACGCGAAGTTGTCGTCGTTGTCAGACAGGCCGTCGATGAGCGGCACTGCGACGGTCTGCTTGGTGAGACTCACGGGATGGGCGTTCCCAGGATGCCGGCCACTGCCGCCGCGATGCGGTCCAGCGCAACGTCCTGCGTAGTCGGCGCTGGCGCCGCCCAGGAGCCGCTCGATGCTGGCGCGTAGCTCTCCACCGACGTGGCCGCGTCTGCCGTCTGCTGGCGCGCCTGGTCGAGCGCACGGCGCACGTTCGTCTCGAGCCCCACGTGGTCAGGGTTGCCGGTCGAGATCAGATCGATGTTCGCCGTGCCGCTCACGAGCGCACCTGCATCCAGTCGCGGCCATAGCCAGCGTTCTCGGTGTCCCGAACGGTCCCGGGGTGGTCGAGGTCCGGTGTCCGCATCTGCGCCTGAATGCGTACCAGAACGCGGTCGCGCTCCGCGGTCAGGTCGGTGATGGAGCTCTCCTCTTTGGTAAGCGCCTTGATCGCAGCGTCGAGGACGACCCACTCCTCCCAGCCGTCGCCGGACCAGTACTTGTCGTCATCCGCCACCAGATCCACGAACGATTCAACGTAGTAGACCGTGATCGGGTAGACGCCATCCGGCACGGGGGAGAGCAGTAGCGACGTCGTCCCGACCTGGTTGACGTGGTATCGGTAGCTGATAGGCAGCGCCTGAACGCCCCAGGTGGACGCGTTGGTGTAAAGCGTCAGCTTTTCGAAGGTCCAGCGATCCAGCGACCGTTCCCAGCCATTGATATTGGCTGAGACGTGCAAGATCTTGTACGGCGAAAACGGTTGCGACTGGTCTGGGTCTGAGACCCACGCCAGAGGCACATTGTCCACCCCTGGCGTCGTCGTATACGTGTGCTTGTCGATGAAGTACGCCTCATCGAAATCCACCATGATTCCGTGAAGCGCCGCACACGACTGGTTGACGAAGCGGTTGAACTCCGCATTGGTGACGTGGTCGTCCCCCTCCATGTCTGCCCGCTGCCTGGCCTCGGTGCGAAGCTGTAGGAGCGAGACGGAGCGAACGGCCACGGGTCACCTCATTCGGGGGTCTTGAGCGCGTCGAACATCGTTCGGAAGGCACGCGCGACGCCGCCCGCATCTCCGGACTGTGAAGCGGCGATGAAGTCGGCCGCGCCGGCCTCGAGCGTCATCTGCTCGGGGTCGACGCCGTCGCCAGCGGACGGGTCGTCTACGTCAAGCGCGGGGCCCTCCGATTCCTTTGCAGGGGAACCGAGAGAGCCGCCGAGCATGGAGCGCACCCGAGATTCTACGACCTCGGGGGCTGCCATCAGACGCCGCCCGTGCCCGAGATCGGAACCTCGGCCCACGTGATCGAGGCCGCCACGATGTGCGTGGTGCCGGTCGCCGCGTTGGCGATCGTGACCATGTCACCCGGCGCCAGCACGATCGAACCATCGACCTGGTCGATCACGTTCTGGCCCGGCGTGGTCGCCGCGATGGCGCCCGCGAACGAGCCCGCCGGGAAGTTGCGGAGAGCGACGTGGATCAGGCCGCCGGTGACGGCCGCCTGCGTGAAGGCCTTCGCCGTCGAAATGCCGCCGCGACACGCGACCGGCGCCGCCGCCGTGGTCGTGCTCGCCGTCAGCGCAGCCGTGTTGGCGCGCGAGACGCACCACTGGAACATGCCCGCGCCGGGCGTACCCGAGACGTGCGTCAACTGCCCCATGATGATCTCGAAGTCGTACGTGTTGCCGACCGGGTTGTACAGGCTGAGGATGGTCGCCGCCGCCGCCGCCGGAGGCGACGCGTTGGCCGCCACGATGGTGGTGCCGGCCGCCGCCGTGTTGGTGCAGAACACCATGTTCTTGCCGGTCATCTGCGCGTACTTCGCGCGATACGGCGAGTCGAGGACGGCGCCGAAGCGGTCCGTCAGCAGGACGGGGACGGCGCCTGCGCCGAGCGCAGCGGGGGTGCCCTGGACGACGCCGAGGACCTGGGTGGAATCGGTTGCGGACATGTTCAGGAACCCTTTCGCGGAGTGGACGAATTCTTCATTTCGATGTTGAGCCGGATCGTGGTCCCGCTCGTGGGATTGGCGGGCGTGTTGGCCGCGCTGTTGAGCACGATCGTCATCGTGCCCGCCGAGGTGATGCTACTCGAGCTCAGCACGA